TCTAGACTTTTTAAACGATATGAAGAAGGACAAGAATGCCAAGATTAAAGCCGAAAAGATGCTTGAGAAGAAGGTCAATGAAAAGTTTAAGGAATTAGATGAGTCTACTACTGAGCAACAAACAGATAGAAGCTTACCAGGAGAGTGATGCTCGTATTAACATCTTTGAAGGCCCTGTGCGTGCAGGTAAGTCTTTCTCAGCTCTTTTAAGATGGATTGAGTTTTGCAGATCTGGTCCTGAAGGCCCTCTTGTTATATGTGGTAGAACAGATAAGACAATCAAACGAAACATAATACTTCCACTACAGAACCTTGTAGGATCGGCCGTACGATACTCTATAGGCAAGGGTGAAGTACAAATGTATAACCGTACAATGTACGTGGTTGGGGCCAATGACGAAAGGGCAGCTGCTAAAATACAAGGGTCTGAATTTGCAGGTGCATTGATTGATGAGCTTGCACTTATGCCTGAGAGTTTCTTTCGAATGCTTTTATCGCGTCTATCGCTTAAGGGAGCTAAGCTTTTTGGATCAACAAACCCTGATAGCCCTTACCATTGGCTGAAGACTGATTTTATCAATAGACAACATGAATTGGATTGTAAAGTATTTTCTTACTCAATTGACGACAATCCAAGCCTTGACGAGGACTACAAGAAGGAACTTAAGAAAGAATATAGAGGATTATGGTACAAAAGATTTATTGAAGGCCTCTGGGTTGTTGCTGAAGGTGCCGTATACGACTTTTTTGATGAGAAAGATCATGTTATAGATCATCCTCCAGGGCCAGCTACAAGCTATCAAGTAGGAGTAGATTACGGAACTCAAAACCCTTGTGTTTTCCTTTTATTTGGTTATAACTCAAGTTATTACCCTAACATATGGTTAGAGAAAGAGTACTACTACGACGCTAAAGCAATGATGCGCCAGAAAAGTGACTATGAGTACGTTCAGGACTTTGTTAAGTTCCTAGATGGCGTAACGCCAGAGGCAATTTATATTGATCCTTCAGCAGCCTCTTTAAAGGTTGAGATGAGAAGAAATGGTATATATAACATTCGAGACGCTCAAAACGACGTATTACCTGGAATAAGATATCAAGGACAACTCCTAAGCAATGGTACGTATAAGATCTGTTCTACGTGTGTTAACACCATTAAGGAATACTCAAACTATCTTTGGGATGAGAAAGCAGCATTACTAGGTATTGAAAAGCCAATTAAGAAGTTCGACCACTGCAAGGATAGCGAAAGATATGTGTTATTTTCCCACTATTTCAACAAGTCAAATAACATTATGACGGAAACAGATGCAGATATGTTGGAAAAAAAGTACAGATTCAGGTATTAATTTATTTAATCATAATCAGATAGCTAGTAAAATAAAAAATATAAAACAACTTTAACGAAGCCGCATGTAAAAGAGATGTTGTAAGAGTATGGCCACACCGATGGCTAGTACATGGCAACTGATAAAGACATAAAATCTCTTTTCGATGAATACTACAATGAAGCTTATTCTGCATGGTCTCCATTCTATCCTGCAGCAGATAGAGATCTAAGATTCTATCTTGGAGATCAATGGTCTGATGAAGAAAAACGCAAGTTAAGACTAGAAGAACGCCGAGCATCAGTATTCAATCGAGTACGAAGAAACATCAATCTAATCACCGGATATCAACGCAAAAATAGAATGAGTAGCGTTGTTAATCCAGTAGAAAACTCTGACCAACTCACAGCAGATCAAATAACGAAACTACTGTTATATGTCTACCAAAACGATAACGGAAATAATCTAATCTCTGATTGCTTTGCTGGAGCTTGTAAGACTGGTTGGAACCTTGCTTCAGTCTATATGGATTACGTTTCTGATCCAAAAGATGGTGATATAAAGTTCTGTCGTGAACCATATTCGTCATTTATTACAGATCCAGGCTTTACTAAGCTTGATTTTTCCGATTGTAACTACCTTATCAAGCGTAAATATCTGTTCCCAGACCAAGCAGCAGCTCTTGCACCAAAATATAAGAAAGAAATCAAGAAGCTAAGCGAGCAAGGTACGTTTAATGACGATAAGTTTCCTTGGATTCCATATAAAACACGACCGTTTAATAAAGACCTAGTGGCTTATAACGAGTTTTTCATCCAGAAATGGAAAGAAGAACCAATGCTCTTAGATATGGAGACAGGTGAAACATATATATGGGATGCTAATAAAGATAGATTAGACATAATTAAGCAACTCTATCCTTCTTTAACCGTAACTAGAAAGCCAATTCGGTATATTGAAAAGCATATCATTATAAACGATCAAGTTATCGAAACTATAGTTAATCCTGAAGGGCTTGATGAGTACCCTTGCGTGCCTTTTATTGGAATATTTGAAAGCGAATGTGACGATTGGGAGTTAAAACTTCAGTCATTGGTACGTTGTCAGATAGATCCACAGCGTGAAGCCAATATTAGACGTTCTCAAATGAGTGATTTAATTGATTCACAGGTTAACTCTGGCTTTATTGCCGATGAAGGATCAGTTATAAATCCAAGATCTCTGTTTCAGACAGGTCAAGGAAGAGTAATCTGGCGAGATCCTAATGCAAAGCCAGGTGCAATTGAAAAGATTCCTCCATCTCAAATACCACCATCTCTATTTCAACTCCAAGAGCTATATGACAGAGATATGGTTGATATTCTTGGATTAAACGATGCTGCTTTTGGTATTTCTGATTCAAATCAAGAATCTGGACTTATGATGATGCTAAGACAAAGCTCAGCCGTAGTCAACGTTCAAGATGTATTAGACAATCTTAGGCTATCTCAAAAGCTATTAAGTAAGAAAATAATCAAGCTTGTAGTTCAATGGTCTGACGAGAAGATTGAAAGAATACTTGGTGAACCAGCAACAGAGCGACTTAGACAACGAGATCTAACTAAGTTCGATGTAAGTGTTGGTGAAGGTCTTTTAACTGACTCTCAAAAACTTATCTACTTCAGACAGCTTATCGACCTTAAACAACTTACAGATGTTCCAAGTCAAGGGCCAATCACGGCTCAAATGCTTGTTGATGCAGCGCCACTACAAGGTAAGAGCGAGCTTGAAAGACAGATCAAGACTAACGAGCAAGCAACACAACAGGCTATGGCAGAACAGAAAAAGGTCGAGCAACAATTGCTTGATTCTCAACGTCAAATGACACAAGCAAAAGCCATTTCTGAACTTGCATTAAGCAAAGAAAGATTCACTAGAGCTGTTGCCAATATGTCTCTTGATAATGAGAGAGCTTCACAAGCCGTATCTGACAGAGCTGATGCTTCACTTGCCAGAATCAAAGCTATTAAAGAGATTCAAGACCTCGATGACGATCGTCTAATCAAATACATGATGATCATTCGAGGAATGGAAGAAGAATCTCAAAAACAAGAAGAAGAGATTACTCATGAAAATGTATCCGTCTCTTCACTAGCTTCAAATGAAAGTTTAAACCAACTACAAGATCGCATCATTAATCAGGGAATGCAACCGATGCAACAAGGTCAACAGTCACAGCCAATGATGGCACAACCAGGTATGTAAAATGACGCTAGAAACAGGCGAAACAAGAGATGCAATAATTGAAGATGATAATAAACGCAGTCAAGACATTGTGCAGCATAACAAGGATCGAAAAGAACCATATTGGATTGTCCTATTTGCTAAACCAATGAAGCAACATTTAGAAGGTAAACCAGTCCTTGTAAAAGTACTTAAAGCATATGGAAAAAAGCCTGAACAGCAAGTTGGAATGATTATAGGGGAAGTTGATAACCAAAAAGGACAAATACGATGGGAAGTCAACATGCCTCAAAGACCATTTGATTTTGATAAATTATTACTTTATGGAGCAAAGCCTTGTGATGAAGTTGTCACGGAAACAACGACCATTGCAAGTTCTTATATTACACAGTAGCGCCGCCGGCTGACGGGCGAATAGGAGAATAATGGAAGATCAAGTTATTTCGGGCGTAAATCAGGAGGCCGCCGCTCCCCAGTCTAACGAGTCGATGGAAGCACAATCTGGGCAACAGCAAGAACAAATGGTTCCTTTATCTGCTTTGCAATCAGAAAGAGCACAGAGACAATCGAAAGAGGAAGAAGCTAAACTCCTACGTGAAAATTTTGCTTTATTACAGGCTAATATCATCCAGTCGCAGCAACAAAAGCCAAAGAATGAGTTGGAAGAGTTAGCTGACACTGATGTGTTAACTGTTGGTGAAGCTAAAAAATTTATGTCTCAATTTACTCAACAACACCATGCAACATTGGAAGAGTTGAAAATGTCACAAAAGTACTCAGACTATCAGGATGTAGTCAGCAAGTACTTACCGGAAGTATTAAAAACTAATCCAAGTATCTATGAAACCTTAAAAGCTTCTCAGGATTATGAATTAGCGTACTATTTAGCTAAGAACTCAGAGTCTTACAGAACGGATAAACATAAAAAGAATGTTAGTGCAGATGCTGAAAGGATACTTCAAAATAGTCAAAAGACTGCAAGCCTTTCAAGCATAGGTTCTATATCTCCAATGTCTAATTCCAAGCGCTATAAAGAAATGTCTGATGAGGAATTTATTAAGGAAGTTCAGAAGAACTTGGGTAACGCATAAGGTTATGCCATGACAATTACCACAACGGCAATTTTGCCACCAGCAGTACGTGAATATTATGATCGCTTACTGTTAATGACAGTTTTCCAAAAACTGATCTATACTAAATTTGCTCAAAAACGCATTCTGCCTAAAAAATCAGGCGATACAGTCGTTTTCAGACGATATGCTAAACTTGCTACAGTACCAATTCCAATCGTAGATGGTGTAACACCTCCAGGTGCTCCACTTAGCGTAACTGACATCAAATGT